GCCGACCTTGGATACTTTCTGCCCTAGGCAGTAGTAGAACCATCGTCCGTTGTGTATGTTGCACTCGAAGGAGCCACCGGTATTGGTGTATCGTCCGGGCACTTGCACTGCGACGTCACGGCCTAGGCCAACGACGTGATACCTCTTGAGGTCGACCTTGGTCTCAGGCAGTGCGACGGTGCTGACGAGTCCCACGAATTGGTCTGTGAGGACTGCCTCTGTGGAAGCGACAGCGCTGTTTCCAACAGAACCCATCGTCTTGTCGTACGCAGGTGTGCCGAATGGTAGGATGTGCATCTTGCCTCCAGCCTCGGATTCCTTCGCCCCACTGCTGTGCTCGGTCTTGAGCGCTGGTGTCAGCGTCAGTTCGGTGATATTGGCACTAGTCACATCATGCTTCACGATTGTATAACTGCGTCCCTTGACGTTGTAGTTATCGTCCGTCAGGAACTTGTCGGTGCTTCCAGCGAGTCCTGAGAAGATTACCCTAGACCCTACTAGCATGCCCTTGGGGTAGAGCAGTAGCCCATCCTTCATTGGTGAGGTGCTTGGGTTGCCAGCCGCACTGGTTGATGAACTGAGGACAATCACGCTTGTGTCCGCTGTGAGATTTTGCCCACCGTTCTTTGCTGTAAACTTGAAATCAGTGCCACCGAAACCATGCTCAAGCACCACTCCTGACTCGTGCCCGAACGTGATTTCGGACAAATCTCCACGATAAACTGTCGACGGCATGCTCCTCTACACCTCACGGGATAAGTTCTGCAAAGATAACTACTTCTATCTGATAGTTCATTCTGAAGAGTTTTTTGCTTCTATCTGACAAATCTGTCCTTGTTTTATAAACAAGTCTGTCGAAGTTAGCACCATCCCCTTTTCTCTTGAGGTGGATGCACCTTCTCAACTCGTTCTCCATGGCTTGGAAGTGCTTCCTGCTTCGCATGGTGCGCATGTCGACTGTGATGTTGATTCTCGTCGTCACGAAGTCGTAGAGCAACTCAGGAGTCTCCTCGTTGTGTGCCGTCTCGAAAACCATGATGTAGTCGGTCCTGTCTAGGTCGAGGCGCTTGCCCCTCTCAGCACCGGTCTCGGCTATGTCGATGATGACTGGCTTGTAGTTGTCCGTGTTGCCTCTGTTCCAGTTGTCCTTGAGCACGTCTATCACGACGTCTATTCCTTCCTTGAACGTCGCAACCATTACTCGAACACCTTCTTTCTCCTTTCCCTCTCATGGGCCTTGAAGTCGGGCACTACGTTAGACCCGTCGAATGTGAGTTTCTCCTGCTTGAGTATCGATGACTCGGTGAGCATCCTCTTCATCGCGTTCTCCTCGTTGTCCTCCTCCTGAGCGAGGACTCGCTCGTATTGCTCGCTCGGTCCTTTGGTCACTACTTCTCGCACTTCCTTCTGTACGTCGGGGCTAGCGAACTCCTCGGAGACTAACTGCATGTACTCCTCGTAAACCATCCTCTCCAAGTCACTACTCAAAGGTCACCACCTCCACGTATCTGCCGAACACCTTGTCAATGTCCGCTCGGTACAGTTGTATCTTGGCACCGAGGTCCACGTTCTGCGTTCCCTCCGGTATGAGCACGCTCCTGTCATCGTTCATCAGCAGGTCTATCGCTACCATCTTGGTAGTGATGTCCTCGATTCCCTTGTCGACGTACCTCTCTCCGTATATGTATGAAACCTTGACTGCATTCCACTCGAAGAAGGGGTATGAGTTGTTGAAGTAGATGATGCCCATCTCAGGGTCCATCCACCAGTCTCGCAGTCTCCCTCTGTCTCCACTGGAACTGCCTCCCTGCAAATCGACCTGTAGTTTGTGCTGTGTTAGTGCGCCTGTTATTTCAGAGAGGGAAGAGCCAACTACGATTGCACAACCGGTAAAGGTAGTGGCGGTCTTACCAGTGTACTTGAACACTTTACCATTGGCGTCGACAACTACACCAGCATCTACGAAGCCCGTCGTGCTGTCGACTGTCATGGTAGTAGCATCGTCACGACTGGCAAACGTGGCGTGTGCGGTACTTGTCTGACTGATGTCTATGTTGCTGTCAGTCGTGACTATGCTGCAAGTCTCACCGGCTTTGGTCCCCCTCATGCTGGTGATTTTGACTATGCCGCTACCTAGGTCCGAGTTCCCTGTTGCGAAGAACTCGTTGTGCACTGCCACGTTGCTGGTGCTTCCCTCCAAGGTGAATGCTGGACTGAACTCGACTGCTGTCTTACCAACCCTGTCTTCCTTGTTGATGAGGTCAGCGAGGTTCTGCGCTGTGGTTATCTTATCGAAGTCCGCTCTCCAATTCGCAGTACCACTGCCGATTGTGAGCACACCTGCGCTGCCATTGCCGGGTGAAACGACGATAGAGCCGCTCAGACCGCGAACGCTATCGGGTATGGTGATGCGAGCCTCAGCAGCACCGACCTCACGATAGTCGCTACCCTGCCACAGTTCGAGCCTGAGAATCTGCTGCACGTTCCTGAACAGGAGGGGAGTGGTGCCGACGTAATCGGTGTAGTATCGACGCCTGTATGGTTTGTAGGTGTCGAAGTTGATGTACTCGGCGCTGACTAGGTACGGCCTCCAAGCATTGTGAGTGAGATTGTCTATGTGGTCCTGCATACGCAGTATGACGTCATCCACCTTCTTCTTGGTGATGCCGCGGGTGCTGCCGTTGGTGAACGATGCTTGGTTCTGAACGTAGCCATTGTCCGCTACCTCGAAATCGCTGGCAGTCAGGGTGGCTCCGCTGAATGTTATCTTGACGCTGCCCGCTTTGGTGGATGTGCCCTTGCCGATTGCCGTTATGGTTAGGTCTTCCTCTCCTAGTGGGTCGGCATCGCTGTACACCCTTATCTTGTCACCCACTGAGAATCCTATGTTTCGATAGTCCGTGCCTGTGATGTAGACTGCATCGGAGTCAGCGTCCTTGCTCATCAGGACTGCTTCCTGCGGTCCCAAGTCAAGCAGGTCTGCTACCTTCTGCGCTGTTGTGTAGACGACTTCGGTGGGGTCGAGCGGTCTTGTCTCTGCCTCCCCCGGACTGAATACTTGTGGCATTAGAGCCTCGCCTCCTCATTGCGGGTGGCAAGGTTGTATTCCATAGGTTTTCCGCACGAGCCGCAATTCGCCCTCCATAGGAAATGAAGCATTCCGCAGTGCTTGCATCTTGTGCCAGCGCCGATGTTCATTATGTCAGCGACTTCTTCGGTCCTAGCGCGTTGCTTCGTGGTTATCCCCTTGAGGGGATTCTCCTCGTTGACCTCTGCTTTGTATGCTATGTCTGCACGGACATCTTGCTTTTGGAATCTGCTTATGTCGTCGAAATCAATCTCTACGGATTCCAAAGCCATTCATATCCCTCACCATCATGCGTAGTATGTCAGAATCATATACACGTTGCCCAGTATGACAATCGGCTCTGACGATACCAACGATGATGTCGCTGCTGCGTCTGTGATTGTCGTATAGGCTGCGTTCAAGGCTGTCTCTGCTGCACTCTCTGACTTGAAGTCAGCGGGTGCGACTGGTCCTACTACCGCGAACTTTAGCGTCAGGTTTGCCATCTAGGTCACCGCCTTAATCAGCGGAACCCTATGGCTGTGAACCTACCGCTCTTGTCATTGTTCGCATGCTTTATGTCGAAGGTCGTATCACCCTCATTAGCAAAATGAGCGTACCCATCGTCTGCTGTGCTTGGGTTCACTGTCACACTGAGTATAGTGCTCAAGTGACTGCTCAAGTTAACTGGGCCTGTGTCGGTGCTTCCGGTTATCGCGTACGTTCCCGTCACCACATGTAGGTTTCCTATTGTCGCTGGTCTTTCATCTATTACAACTGCTATTGCCATTATTCATCATCTCCTGTTTCTGCTTCTGCTACTGGTTCCTCAACTACTGGTTCCTCAACAGCCTCCGCCACTGGCTCGGCTACTGGGGCTGGGTTCAAAACACCTTCCACCATATCGAGCAATGTCATCTTGGTCTTGAAGCCTCCACCAACGTGGACTCCCTGCCCTGTCAACCACTCTGTGATTTTGGCTTTGGTCCATGCGGAGTCAGGTATTCCGTCTCCACCTAGGTCTGCATGTACGCCTTCGTCCCCTTCTATCATGAAGGAACCCTTGAGGGTGTGCCTCCAATCGTTAAGGAGTTGCTGCGACATCTCGACTGGACTACCTCTCTTCCAATCGGGGAGGCCGGGCACTCTGCACGCTTTGGTGTAAAGTGGGCCACTGTAAGTCACCGTGGGCACTTACCCACCTCAGTTGTACAGTATCATGACTGTGGTCACGTTTGTCGAGCCGCTTAGGTACTGCAAGGTTGCTGTTAGTCCTGTAAAGGATGCTCCAACTGCTACTGCTGATGTACCAGCATCGGTACACATAACGCTCAAAATTGCTGATGCTCCACCACCGAGGATGATTGTCTCACCGTCTCCGCCGTTTGTCACGTTGATTAGTGCCATCTTGGGTGCTGGGTCGTATCCGTTCGCTCCATCGCTGTTCACTGCGCTGAAGGTACCGGGACCGCCACCGGGGTAGGTCGTGTCTGCTGCACCGTCTAGGTATTCCGTTGTATCATGCGAACCCGCTCTGAGTTCCCATGCCCCTACTAGGGTTGCTGTTGCTGTTCCGCTTAGTGTTAGTTCTTCTGCCATATTTTTTCACCTTACCTTGTTATCTCCCTATCGTCCAGCCTCACTTGAGGTCTCTGATGCTCCCCTGTGCTCCGAAGAAAGTGGTCCATACCTCTCCCATGGTTCGGTATAGTCCTTCTTGGCCCAGTCTGTTGATGGCGAACGGGTCGCCAGTTTCGATACCCGACTCGAAGTACTGCGTTGGTATTGCAGTGCTGAAGTATAGGTAGTCTGTGTCTAGGTAGTACATCCTGCTGATGCTGTCAGGAAGCATGTTCTTGGTCGGGATGATTGGTACACCGTTGTAGGTTGCCACGATGAATCCGGCCTCGATACCGGGAACACCCTTCACACCGTTGTAGGTTGGAGTGACCCTCTTCTCTTCCATGAACCTCTGCTGGGACTGTAGCAGTTGCTGAATCCTCATCAGAGTGTCGTATCCAGTTAGGATGACCTTCGGGTTTCCACCACGAATCCACAACTTTTGGAACATCTCGTCCATG